GCCGGTTGCTAAAGAAACCTTCAGCTGACTCTGCAGAATACCATAGAGAATTGACTTTATACATGTGATCCTTGTTTATATTTTTGTATAAGTTAAATTATACATATATAACTATTTAACTCAAATGAACATCAGTCTTTTTAATAATTTTGGTGCACTAAACAGTCGGCCTGTGTTTGCTGCTGTTCAGCAAGGCCTACAGAAACTAGGGTTTCGCTCAACTACTCATGACATGACAGCTGATGCCGCTGTAATATGGAGTGTGGTATGGGCGGGCCGCATGAAACAGAATCAAGCTGTGTGGCAAGCGTTTAGAGCAGCAGGCAAGCCAGTTATTGTGTTAGAAGTAGGCATGCTACAAAGGGGCTATACTTGGAAAGTGGGCCTAAACGGAACTGGCAATCAATCGTTTAGTAAACAGAATCTTGATCCAACAAGACCTCAACAGTTGAATCTCTCAGCTGATGCATGGCGCAATACTGGTGATGATATTGTGATAGCTGTACAAAGATACGATAGCGAGCAATGGGCCGGACAGCCTTCAACTGAAGAGTGGTTAAAACAAACAGTCGGCACACTAAGACAGCACACTGATCGATCAATAGTAATACGCAGTCACCCCAGGCAAGAAGTAGTGGTATTGCCGGGCTGCACAGTCAATCGACCAATTCATATAGATAATACATATGACGATTACGACTTTGGTAAAACCTTAAAGAATGCCTGGGCAGTGGTAAATTGGAACAGTGGTCCGGGCAGTCAAGCTATCATGTCTGGAGTTCCTGCATTTGTAGGTCCTGACAGTATGGCTGCGACGGTGGCTAACTCGGACTTGTCGCAAATAGAAAACCCCAACAAGCCCAATCGTAATCAATGGCTTGTTGAGGTTTCTCATAGTGAATGGACTATAGATGAAATAGCGTCAGGCTATCCGTTGTCAAGGCTGATCAATTATTGATTATAAAAACTCATCAGACTCTTATCTAACCACGGAAGAATTAAATCTTGCTGTCTTAGATATCCGTATTGTTGTATAGATTTTACCGCTGAGTCAGGTAATAACTCTAATTCGCACAAATCATACCATTTGGTAATTTTTGGATTCATCGGTTCATGATTGCTTTTATAAACTACTGCATGTAACCACGAATCGTTTGCATTTTTTTTAAAAAAACCTAAGTTACAATCAAACCCAGATATAGCCAACATGTGTATCATACTAACCATAGTATGATTGTAGTAACAATGATCCTGTTGATCAAATTCTTGTATGTTAAATTTTAGATTAGTTGTTTGAGGTACAATAATAACTAACATGGCACCCGGAGTCATCATTTTCCACCAATTTTCTAATGTAGCAAGAGGATTGACCGCGTACTGAAACGCATCGTGGCACCAAACAATATCATACTTGTGTTTGTGCATAGTTATAGGATTTTCAAAGTCCTGCGAACAATACTGTATATTAGGATATCGATATGCCATCGGTAATTCTGTCATTAGATCTACACCTAAACAGCGTATATTCAACGGAATAGCTTTTTCATCGCGAGTAGTCCGGGTCGCCCACCATTCTAAATCAAGCCCAGTGCCGCAGCCAACATCAACTAAAGTGTCAATACTTTCCATAAAATCATCATATTCGTATAAACAATTGAGAGTTTCAAGGCTGTGTTGATGACTAAGCTCCGGTCGACTAAAGAATGTCATACTTGTATATCCTCCATACCTGCTGTACGCAAACGCACAATGTGGCCGCTCATCCATTGCTTGGACTCAATGCCCTTCATAACTCCTAACCATTTATTGCGTAATAATGCTACTTCGTTGATAATAGTTTCAAAGTCAATAACTTCGTCTTCGCCGTCGACATATTTCTCTGCGTCTCTACTGGTTAGTGCTCGAGCATAACCTTCTAAGTATTTTTGAAAATGTCTTCGGCGAATTTTTCTTAACTGTATGTTGAGGAAGTTGAGTACCGCTTCAATCTCTTGCAACTGATTAAAGCGGTGCTCAGTAATACCAGGTAGTTCTTTAATGTTGGTTTCGACATATCCGCCAATACGAACATCACGCTTGGCATCAGCAAGTTCGTTTTCATAATAAGCTATAAAATCAGGGATATCGGCCAAACTAGATACTACGCGATTATACCACATAATTAGTAATCTTCTTCCTCATCATTATCTTCCTCATAATCGTCGTCGTCATCAATTTCTTCCTCATCGTCGTGATCATCAAGGTACCCTTGTAATGCTTTCTTGACTTCTGCGTCACCTCTAAATGAATCGCGAATATCATCTGCATCAAAATTACTATCTACAAGTAAATTAACCAAGGCATCGGCTGCTTCTGTTCTATCCAACGGTCCAATATAACGTTTAAGTTCTTCCCATACTGCTTGTGCCAAATCTACTGACATTTATTCCTCTCCTTCTGTTTCAACATCAGCGATACTTACCTCGCTTTTTGTCTTTGAAAAATCTTGCATAACTTTATCCAAGCAACCATCTTCGTTGCTTTCCCAAGCCTTTCGGAATTGTTTAATAACTTCACCGTCATCTGTAGTAAAGGCGAGCCTGTTACCGTCTTTCTTCAGAAGACCGCGTTTCTCGGCTAAGTCTACCAGACCACTATAGGGATTCATGCCAGTTTCATAAGGAATCTTGACCTGGACGCCTTCAAACGGCTTAGCGTAACGTGTCTTCATAACTTTGCAAGCAGCTCGGATACCCATAACGTCAGAGATCTTGTTGCCATCTTCGTCTTCTTTCAACTTCAACTTCTTCATGGCAATAACAATACTGCTTGCATAGATAAATCCTTGCCCACCTGAGATTTTATCATCAGGATCAAACATGTCTTGACTAGCGTATGTGTGATTAGTACATACCATGCCAACGTTATAACTACCAAACATGTTCACACAATTACGAACCAAACTTGTAAGTGCTTTAGGTTTACGACCCATGTCACCTTTCATTTCGCCTGCTTCGAATTGATTAACATCTGTTGGTGTTAGCAACATACCCAATGAGTCAATAACAAACAGAATCTTGGGACGTTCGCCCTCGGGTAATGCTTTATAATCACCCATGAATGTGGCAATAGTTTTGGCCACATCGTCAATCATGGCCATTGATAGTTTAAGCAATTTATCTGTGCTAGTATCTACACCTAGTGCTTGCATCCAACTTTCGTCTAGTGCATTTTCGCTGTCGACTAATATAACAAAGATACCTTGTTCTTGTGCGTTCTTGATAATGTTGCCTGAACAAAAATAACTTTTTCCAGCACCGGACTCGCCTGCAAACACAGTTACTTTGCCGAGCGGCACACCTCTATTGAAATCTCCTGAGATCAAATAATTGAGTGCATAGTTTCCTGTACTGATCCAATCTGTTGGATCGTTAAAACCGACGGATAATCCATCGATACTTTTTGTGATGTCCTTTCGGAACTTTGATACGTCAAATGGTTTTGCCATGGTTATTCCTTAAAAAAGTTTTGCTTAGTGCCACGTCGTGACAAGTCATTGGTTATACAATGCATGCCGCAATCCCAAAAATATTTGTGTCTAAATGGATTTACGTGTACTTCAATTCCGTGCCGAGCACAAGCAGCTTCAACAATGTCGTTATGTGCTGATACAACAATGTTTTTTGGGTCAATGATTAAAATATTTACATCAAATACAGTTTCGCTTACTTGACCAGTCCATTCATTAAAATAGTATTCGACCTGATTAATTAAATCTTGATTATCTTCAAACCCAGGTAAAAACCAACGTCCTTTGTTCAATTTAATTGACCTTTCGAACTTACGCATGTGTGCGTAATCGCTAGGAGGTAGGTAAACTACTTCCCAATCTGGAAATGTGTCAGCATAAGTCGGTACATCGTTGAGGCTAATAATCAATCCGGGTGTTACTGGACAGTAAACAGCGTCTCCGTGACCCCCGGCGTTGACAACATGATTACGAGTAGTTGGAAATAATTCATTCACTTGCGTAAGTATATGTGCTTGATCGTCGTGATATGTTTGTGTAGCAAAAAATAAATCATGCCCTATTCTTGATACAAAGCAACCATTGATAAAATCTAAATCAGTTTCGACAATTTCATTACCCTGGGAGCGAATATGATCAAACACATGCTTGTAGAATCCTAACTTAACATCAAGGATCTTTTGATCAGTGTCTTGAAATTTTTTGAATGCAATAGAGGCATCTGCTGCAATTTCAGCAGGCATATTTTCAAAGAAGTCTCGATCTCTAACAAAGTCGGGCCATTCTTCTTTCTTGTATCCTCTATAAAACATGCCCCATCCTGTACTGGCATTAGGGATAGTTGGTATCCAAAAGCGATCGTGTACCATTGAAAAGTAATCGCGCGGAGCAGTTGGCGGAGGCACCCATTTATTGTTTACAAATAAACTATTAAAATCGTCCGGCAATTGCGGACGCATAACTTCTACACCAAATCTATTGAGAAGCTTGATCATCTTTTGATAATCTTCTTCTGTTTCTTCGGCCATTGTTTCAAATATGGATCTAGTCTTGGCGTTTTTAATCCAGTTGTAAAATTCTGGAGGGTATGAACGCCCCACTAAAGTCACTTCAAGTGGATCCCAGTGTTGGTATACTGAATACATGTATGTTCTGCTTGGTTGGGTAAGAATAGGTGTTGAGTTGCTCAACACCTATGGACTACTTATTACTGCTTAGTTTGGCGTGCGCGAATCTTTGCTAAAATATCTTCAGCATTCATTGCAGCAGGTTTGTTTTGTGCTACAGGAGCGGCTGCTGCCACTGGTTCGTCTGCTTCAAACGGAACGTCATCTGCTGCTGCAGGAGCTGGCTTGGCTGCTTGCGTAGATGCAGCCGGTGCTGTCGATCCTGCAGGTGCCTGAACACCGGCTGGACGGAAGTACTGACCCCACCGTTCTGTATCGTAAGGTTGACCATCCACCGACGCTTCAAACATTTCTTTCATGACCCGGAGCTCAACGTCAGTTGGCTTTTTGGGCATAAATGTCGAAAGATCAAACAAGCCGTGTTTATCAACAGCAGCTTGTTCTGCTTCAGTTAGTGCTGATTCCTTACGTGACCACTTTGAAGTATTGTAGTCTGCGTATCCGCCTTTGCTGGTTTTAGCAACACGGAAGTCTAGGCCACGCAACAAGTCTGTTGGCATTTCTT